TCGGTGGACTCGATGCGGCAGCACGCGCACGGGGCGCAGAGCTCATCGTCAGGGCAGCGCGTGATCCACGCGTCGAGGGCGCGGGCGAATCCGGGGTCGTTGGGGCGCATCGTGGTCTCCTCCCCCGCGGCCCTACGCCGCGGGATAGGTGCCATTATGCACGGCTGGATACGCTATGCAAGGGGGGGGGGATATGATTTTTTCGATACGCGCGGTGCTACTCGCCCACGATTGATCCTTCCTTGCATCGTGTACTCATGCGTGCATATGCTTCCTCCGATATGACCAACCTGGAACGGATGCGAAGGGAGCGAGACTGGCGACAGTCAGATCTCGCCGAGAGAGCCGGCGTTTCGCAGAGCTCGATCAGTCGCGCGGAGAGCTGCGGGAGCATCAGCGTCGTCAACGCGGTGCGCGTCGCGCGCGCCCTCGACACGACCGTTGAGACCCTCTTCGGTGAGGGGCAGGTCACGGGCCGCGACGACGCCGCGGAGGTCGCGTGATGCACGCCGACACCACCGCCGCCGCCACGCTCGCGCGACGCATCGCGGCGCTCTCCGGCGACCTCTCCGCGCGTCTCCCGGCGCACCTCGCGCCCGAAGACGCGCACCGGCTCGAACGCGCCCTGCGCGAAGCCGCGCACCATCTCGGCGTCGCCGCGACGGCGGCGGGACTCGTGCGCGCGGGAGGCAGCGATGCGCGTTGATCCGATCCTCGCCGCGACGAGCGCGGCGGCGTTCCCCGCGGGCTGCATCGCGTCCGGCATCGGCACGCTCGCGCACGTCCTGTGGCTCGCCGGCTCGGGCTCCGTCGTCGCCCTCGTCGCGTCCGTCGTCCTCGCCGCCGTGTGGTCCACGCCGGAGTCTAGGGGGCGGTCATGACCGCGGGCACGATCGCCTCCGCGGTCCTCGTCGCACTCGGCTGGACGATCCCCGCGTGGGTCGCGCCCGCGATCGAGCGCGCGACGCGCGAGCTCGGCGCCGACGCACCGCTCGTGCTCGCGGTCTGCGCACAGGAGTCCGCGCTCGGCCGCACCCGCGCCCCGCTCTGCGGGGCGATCTCGCGCGCCGTCGGGACTGACGCTGTCTCGCAGGCGTTCGCCGCCGCGAGGGCGTTCCCCGCGCGTGCGGGCGTGCGCCGATGGCGCGCGCGGCTGGTGACGTGGCGCTGCGGGTGGGACCGCCAGTGCGCCGCCGTCGTCGGCGCGGGGTACGCCGCGCGGGTCCTCGCCCTGCGAGCCCGCATCGCCCGCGCCGGAGGTGTCCCGTGACGGACCTCGACGATCGCTACTCCGCGCTGTGCGACGCACTGCGGGCCGCGGGTCCTGCACTCGACGCCCTGCGCCGTGAGGTCGTCGTCGCGGGCGAGATCGCGGGGCTGCGCTACGAGGGCGGCGCGCCGCGCCTCCGGGGCGACGCGGTCACGCTGCGCACCGCGTGGGACGCGCTCGCGCGCGACGTGGCACGCGAGCACTACGATCGGACCGTCCGCGCAGGCGTTGCCTCGCACCGCGAGCACGCCGCGCGAGAGCGGCGTTGGGACGCACACGCCACCGTCGTCGCCTGTGCGTGGGACCGCGCCGTCCAACTCGAGGTGCGGGCGTGAGGCTATTCGGCGCACTCCCGACGGATCGCTCGTCGTACTACGTCGGCGAGCGACCAACCGCGCGTGTCGCCCTGCGCGCGCGCTTCTGCCGCAAGACGATCGCGATGCTTCTCAAGCATGGCGTGCTCCTCGGCGCTCAGTCGCAGAGTGATCGACAGCATCATCGGGGCGCCTTCCTTCGGAGGGCGCCCAGGACCTCGTCGCTTCTTCGCTGCGGGCATCGTGTCTCCTTCGCTCGCGTCTACCACCGCGTACCGCAATCGTCCACGGCGGCGGATTATTGCTTGCGGAATCAGCCGCAGCATGGTACGCAATCCGCCGTCCCGGGGTTTATGACCGGGCGCAAACCCAAGCGGGGCCGTCGCGTCTGGAACACGCGCCGACCCCATCACCGCAGGCCTCAGGAGGGCCTTTCGCGATGACTGACCACAGGTCTACCACAGCCGCGGGCTACGATGAATTCGTCGCCCGCAAGCTCGCGGTGGTGCCGCCGACCGGCATCAACTCGGCGCTGGATCTCCCGGCGTCGCTCTTCCCGTTTCAACGCGACCTTGTGTCGTGGGCGTGCCGGCGGGGGCGCGCGGCGCTCTTCGCCGACACCGGCCTCGGCAAGACGGCGATGTCCCTGTCGTGGGCGCGCGAGGTCGTGCGCGCGACGGGCGGCGACGTGATCGTACTCGCGCCCCTCGCGGTCGCGGCGCAGACCGCCGCCGAGGGCGCGCGCCTCGGCGTCGAGGTCACGGTCTGCCGCGACGGCGCCGACGTGCGCACTGGCATCAACGTGGCGAACTACGAGCGCATGCACCGCTTCGACGCGAGCCGCTTCGCGGGCATCGTGCTCGATGAGTCCTCGTGCATCAAGCACCACGACGCGAAGACACTGCGCGTGCTCCTCGACGCTTTCGCGCGCACGCCGTTCCGCCTCGCCTGCACCGCGACGCCCGCGCCGAACGACCATGCCGAACTCGGTACGCACGCGGAGTTCCTCGGCATCTGTACCCGCGCGGAGATGCTCGCGGAGTTCTTCTGCCACGACGGCGGCGAGACGCAGACGTGGCGGCTCAAGGGCCACGCGCGCATGGCGTACTGGCGATGGGTCGCGTCGTGGGCTGCGCTCCTGCGTCGTCCGTCCGATCTCGGGTATGACGATTGCGGCTACGCGCTCCCGGCGCTCAACGTCCGCGAGCACGTCGTCGCCGCGCCCATCGAGACCTACCGCGCCGCGGGGCAGCTCTTCGCGACCGAGGCACGCACACTCTCCGAGCGTCGCGACGCCCGCCGCGCGTCGACCGGTGACCGCGTCGCCGCGTGCGCCGCGCGCGTCAACGCCGACGAGGCAGAGCAGTGGATCGTCTGGTGTGACCTCAACGCTGAGAGCGAGGCGCTCACCCGCGCGATCCCTGGCGCCGTCGAGATCCGCGGGAGCGACGACATCGAGACGAAGGAGGAGCGGCTGCGAGCGTTCTCCGAGGGCCGCGCCCGCGTCCTCGTCACGAAGCCGAGCATCGCGGGCTTCGGGCTCAACTGGCAGCACTGTGCGCGCGTCGCGTTCGTGGGAGTGACCGACTCCTGGGAAGCCTACTACCAGGCCGTGCGCCGCTGCTGGCGCTTCGGACAGCGTCGACCCGTCGAGGTCGACATCTACGCGAGCGAGGCTGAGGGCAGTGTGCTCGCGAACCTGCGTCGCAAGGAGGCCGACGCGCAACGACTCGGCGAGGAGCTTTCGCGCGAGACGGCCGACGCGGTGCGCGCCGAGGTTCGCGGGCAGATCCGAACGGTCAACGACTACGCCGCGCAGAAGCGGCTCTGTGTCCCGGCATGGCTTTCGACGGAGGTTGCGTGATGAGCAATGTGATCGATCAGGAGATCGCGGACCGGTTCGCGATCTATCACGGGGACTGCGTCGAGGTGCTCCGCGGGCTGCCTGCGCAGAGCGTGGATTACTCGGTGTTCTCGCCGCCGTTCGCGTCGCTCTACACCTACTCCAACTCGCCGCGCGACATGGGCAACGTGAAGAACGACGAGGAGTTCTTCGCGCACTTCGGGTTCCTCGTCAGCGAGCTCGCGCGCGTGATGAAGCGCGGACGGCTGGTGTCGTTCCACTGCATGCTCATGCCCACGTCGAAGGAGCGCGACGGGTACATCGGCCTCCGCGACTTCCGCGGCGACCTCATCCGCGCGTTCCAGCGCGCGGGGTTCATCCACCACTCCGAGGTGGTGATCTGGAAGGACCCCGTCACCGCGATGCAGCGCACGAAGGCGCTGGGCCTCCTGCACAAGACCGTGCGGGAGAACGCGAGCATGAGCCGTCAGGGCATCCCCGATTACGTGGTGACGATGCGCGCCCCCGGCGACACCGAGGATCGCGTCAAGCACGGCGCGGATCTGCCCGTGTCGACCTGGCAGAAGTACGCCTCGCCCGTGTGGATGGACATCGATCCGTCCGACACGCTCCAGCACCGCAGCGCACGTGAGCACGATGACGAGCGGCACATCTGCCCGCTCCAGCTCGAGGTGATCCGCCGGTGCGTGCGCCTCTGGACCAACCCCGGAGACGTGGTGCTCTCGCCCTTCGCCGGCATCGGGAGTGAGGGCTACGTCGCGTTGCAGGAGGGACGGCGCTTCGTCGGCGCCGAGCTCAAGACCTCGTACTTCAAGCAGGCCGCGGCGAACCTCCGCGAGGCCACCAACTCGCGGCAGGGGTCGCTCTTCGCGGAGGCAGTGGCGGGCTGATCGATGCGGACCCTGCGCGCCGTCGTCGTCTGTCTGGAGTGCGTCCGTGCGCGGCGCGCAGGTCGTCCGTGGGGCTGCCTCGTCCACGTCGCGGAGGATGTGCTGTGATGGCCGAATGGGAGCGTCCCTGGAGGCTCGCCGTGATCGCGCTGGACGTAGAGGTCCAGCGTCGCGTCCGCGCGGGCAAGTCGTTCTCAGATGACGAGGTTCGGCTGCTGCGCATCGTCGCGACCGACCCTGACTGCGGGCCGGACAGCGTGCGTGCCGTCGCCCGCAGCATTGAGCGCGGGGTGGTGGATCTCTCACCGGAGGACTCGCGATGACGTGGGTGCGCATCGACGATGCGGCGCCGCTGCATCCGAAGCTCCTGCGCGTCGGCGCCGAGGCCGCGTGGCTGTGGGTTGCGGGACTGGCCTACGCGAACCGACACGTCACCGACGGCGACGTCCCGCGTGAGGCGCTCCCCGCGCTCTACCCGCACGATGACCTCGGACGCGCGAAGCTCATTCGTATCGCAGAGCGTCTCGTGGAGGTCGGGCTTTGGACCGCGCGTGAGGGCGGCGGGTGGAGCATCCACGGGTACGCTGAGTACCAGCGCGAGGCGATGCGGTCCTCTGTCGAGGACCGCCGCAGGTGGGAAGCGGAGCGAAAAGCGAGACAGCGCGCGAGTGCGCGCGAGAAACGCGACCCAGGTGATTCCGGTGACTTAGCTACAGTGTCCCACCGGGACAGGGGTGGGACAGGGGTGGGACAGATGGCGGGACATGTCCCGGGGCACGTCGTGGGACATGTCCCGCAGTCGACGGCACCCGTGTCCCAGGTGGTGTCCCAGGCTCCCGACCCGACCCGACCCGACCAAGAAGAAGAAGCAAGGTCCACCTCGCGCCCCGCTCCCGCGGGGTCCCCGGTCGCTGGCGCGACCCTTTCGCTCCTCCCAGTCGAGGATGCACCGAAGGTCCCGCGTGATGTAGACCGCGTGTTCGCGCACTGGCAGACCGCGACGCGGCACGCCCGCGCCGTGCTGGACACCAAGCGCGAGCGCGCGATCAAGGCCGCGCTGCGCCGATACTCCGTCGACGATCTCTGCCGATCGATCGACGGCTATGCGCGCAGCCCGTTCCATCAGGGGCAGAACGACACGGGTGCGCGGCACGACGACATCACCCTCATCGTGCGCGACGCCAAGCACGTCGAGGCGGGGTGGGACCTCGCCACGAAGCACGCCCCGGCGCAGCCCCTACGACGCCCGCCAGTGCCCGCTCCGATCCCGAGAGGGGAGAGAGCCACGGCAGACCAGGTGCGGGCGCTACGCGCCTCGCTGATGGCCGCTACGACGCCCGCGGAGGACTCGCATGGATGAGCACACGCCCGAGCACGCCGAGCGCGCGGTCCTCGCCGCCGCCCTCCTCGATCCGCGCGGACGCGACGCGGTGGTCCCGCGCGTCCGTGCCCTTCTCGCCCCGTCGGACTTCGGTGATCCGCGCGCGGCGACGCTGTGGGAGGCGATCCTTGCGACGACGGACGCAGGCCGCGGCGCGGACATCGCGACCGTGCACGCCGAGCTGGTGCGGATGCGTCGCACCAACGCGGTTGCGATGGACTGGATCCACGAACTCATCGCCTCGCCCGCACACACCGAGCACGTCGAGCATCACGCGGCGATCGTTCGTGACGCTTCGGTGCGGCGCGAGCTCGCCACGATCGTCGCGGGCGCATCGGGCGTGGTGGTCAGCGCGCGCTCCGCAGAGGAGGCTCTCGCGCGGCTGCGCGCGGAGTTCGATCGCGTCGGTGCACGTCTGCCCCTCGACGATGGTTCTCTCGCGGGCGCCGCCGAGGAGGTGTTCGAGGGGATGGAAGCCGCCGCGGAGGGGCGCACCGTTGGCGCGCGTACCGGGCTTCGCGCGCTTGATGAGCAGATCGCGGGCTTCTTCGGCGGCGACCTCGTGGTGATCGCGGCGGATCAGTCTCGCGGCAAGACCGCGCTGGCGCTCCAGTGCGTGCGCACCGTCGCGGAGGAGGGCCGCGCCGCGCTGGTCTTCAGCTACGAGATGCCGCGGACGCGCGTGCTTCACCGCATCGCCCAGCACCTGTCCGGCATCGGGGAGCAGCGCGTGCGCGCAGGGCAGCTCGACGCGCGCGAGGTGAACGCCTACGGACGCGCGGTGGCCGAGACGGCACAGCTCCCGGTCTACGTCTTCGAGCAGTTCACCATCGAGCGGTTGAGCGCGAAGGTACGAGCGTTCTGTGCCCGTCGCGCGGTCGGCGTCGTGGTGGTGGACTACCTGCAGATCGTCACGCCTTCGGACGTGGACGCGCGCGAGAAGGACTATGCGCGGATCACGCGATACTCGCGCGAGTTGAAGCGCCTTGCGATGGAGTGCCGCGTGCCGATCATCGCGGTGTCGCAGTTCAATCGCGGTGGCAACAAGGCCGAGGAGCCGACGATGCACGACCTCAAGGGGAGCGGCGCCATCGAGTCTGATGCAGACACGATCCTTCTGATCCACGCGCCGGATGAGGCGAGCGATGCGCGAGACGTGATCGTCCCGAAGAACCGCGCGGGCGATCGCTGGCACCGCATCGCGACACGGTGGGACGGGCCGCGTCAGTGGTTCCGCGATGTCGACGCCGCGCCGTTCTACGACGCCGTGCCTGCGGCGCATCACCACGTCGATGACGACGGAGAAGACCTCCCGCCGTTCGGCACCCTTTCGATCGGAGACGCGGAATGAGTATCGCGACAAGCCTTCGCGCCGCCGCCCTCGCGGCGTGCCCGCCGTCGCAGCGCGAGGAACTCGCGCGCACCCTCGACGCCCGCGCCGCGCATCGCCGCACGGGCATCGCCGCCCGCGCCTCGGGCGACACACTGGAGCACTGGCTCGATGCGCAGCATGAGGCCGCGCTCGCACTAGGCATCCTCGTCCGCGTCGGGCACTACGGCCCCGCGGCGACGATCACCGGCAAGCGCGATGCGCGCGGTCGACTCCTCGCCGCGATCGACGGCAAGGCGCCCCCGGACTACCTCGGCATCCTGCGAGGCGGACGCGCGCTGGTCGTCGAGGCCAAGCGTCGCACGGGACGCCTGCGCCGCGACGACTCGCGCGAGGGCATCCCTGCGCATCAAGCGGCGTGGCTCGACGCCGCCGACCGCTGCGGCGCGCTCGCGCTCGTCGTGGTGGAGTTCGTCCGCGCCGCCGGGGCGACCCGATACGCGGTCCCGTGGGGCGAGATCCCGTGGGAGGGCGACAGCGTGGGTCCGTCCGCGCTCGCCCCCTGGCGCGTCCAGGGCGAGCTCTACCTCGCGCGGTGGACCTCCGGG